GATGCTTTACGACGCCTCTCTTCTTTTTGCTTCTGTTCTTTAATGATTTGTAGGAAGTTGAGTTTTTTCATTTGTGTCCCTCCTTTACAAACTTAACACCACGATAGGTTTCGTTGTATTGTTGGGGTTGCTGCATCATTTGCTGTTGATACTCAAGACGCTTTTGAGTATCATACTCTACACCACGATAAACTACTTTAGACATTAGGGTTCTCCTTAGTTTTTTAGGTTAAAGAGCGTTCCTTCAGTCGGCGTTTGCGTTCGCTATTCGCAAATAGCGAATGAACGTTCCGTTCCGCGTCGGCTTACTTCCGTCTGGTATTCCAGATGAACGTAAGGTCATTATAGACCTGTTAGTATAGTTAGGCAAGTTCTTTTGTAACTTATGTTACAATTTAATCTCTTTGTCTCCAATCATCTGGTTTATCTCCAGTAAAGAAATCAATGATATCATCCGCACCATTGAATCCTGTGCGATGATTTGATGGATCTGGATCACCTAAATCTAAGGCATTCATAAAGTCATCAAGACTGCCTTCTTGCATATTGGGATTAGAAGCGCGGCGCCTTGCTTGTCTTAAGATAGTTGCAGCGGATCTATTTGACTTTGCAAGTTTTTCGGCCCAGATCATATCTTCCAAACTCACCTCCTCGTGCATTGCAATCTTATTGCAAATTGCTTCAAGGCGAAGGCGATATTGTGTAGAAAGCATATGTGATCTCCATATAAGGATATTTATTATTACCTTTCAATATAAGTTAATTCGTGTTCAGTTGCACATAGTTGGTGAACTATAATGTCACACCCGATCTTAGGATTACAATCACCGCAGGTGTATACATCCACTGCTGCTTTACCTTCCTCAGGCCAAGTGTGAATACTAATATGACTTTCAGAAAGTAAACAAATAACAGTGACGCCCTGAGGTTCAAACTTTTTTGAGATTGTTTGAACAACTGTAGCGCCACTAGCAACTGCTGCATTTTCTAATAAGTCTATAAGATAACGCTCGTCATCCAAAAGGGAAAACGAGCATCCAAATAAGTTTAGTAAGTAATGATCACCCATTCTCCTCTGCTTCTTTTAATAGTTCACTCACATAGTTTTCAGTTCCATCCATTGTCTTCACAGCAAACAGAGGAGACTTCATGTATTTTTTAATTTTTTTATATTGCTTTATGAGTTTTCCAACTTCATCTGTAGAAATTTCAACTCCAACTTTTAATTTATTATCTTGAAATCCTTCACTCATTTTCTTTTCTTTTTATCAGGTGCTTTATATCCCCAGATTTTTGGGTTGGTTCTTCCGTATCCAAAATCAATTTTCTTAACTGCTCCTGGTCCGAACTTATCATAATAAAGGTCAAAAATTCTTACTCTTGTTCCTCTGCAGAGATCCATATATGCGTTGCCATCAATTTCATAAACTACAATGTACGCATCATTTGGTAAAGAAGGATCTTTAATTTGCTGCAGAGTAGTTCGCTCAAACAAAAGTTCGCAACCATATCTAGGAGGAAGATTTTTCTTCTCTTCTTGTGTCCACTCCACTAATGCTTCCTCCTTTGCTACAACCGTCCTCACGAACGACCTCCCCAAGTAATATCTGGGTATGCCTCTTTTACATTATCTAGAGTGATTTTGTATTTATCTGAGAGTTTCTTATCTTTAGTAAGAATTAACACTTCGGCTTCTCTTGGATGAAGACCTTGTAGGAGATTAATAAACATCATCTCCCTACGAATAGATGTCAAAGTATTATTGCCACCTTTTATATAATGATATAAATTCTGGTATTCTCTGCGAAGTGATGTCTTTCCTCTACCATCAAGATCTTGTCCAGTAGCAGATTCTCCACCAACTGCTTCTCTTGATAGATTCTGAGACAATGTTCCAGAATAAACATTTTGGTCAGTCAGATCTCCATAAGGTACTTCACCATCAGGAAGTAAAGAGATTACACTCTCGTCGAAGTTCCAAATAAAAACTGACTTTAAAGCATCATGTTCATATGTTTTTAGAACTTCTACTTTTTTTGAATTAGACCTTTGTTTTGAAGCGAGTTCTAATACTTCAAACACAAAAGGATTTGTTGGAAGAGTCTCGATCGGTTTTTCAGTCGTTGCTCTCTTCGTCTTCGTCGTAGTCATAATCGTAATCGTTTTCAAATCGTACAGATACTATTTCATCAGGTATTACCTGACCATTTTCATCAAAGAATTCTGGATGCAAATACGGAGGTCTTGTTTCCAATACATGCCTATAAGTTAACCATCCTATTATACCACCGACCATAAAAAAGAGCAAAGTGAACATTGTAATGAATGTTACTACGTATGCTGTTTCCATTTGCTTTCTCCAGAGAGTTTATTTTTTCCTGATATCAAAGTGAAATTCTATAAAGAAATGAAACTCTCTACGGAGGAGAGAAATCATTTTACCAAACTTCACTTGAAAAGTTTTTGGTCTTGATGATTTTCTCCTCCTATTCCTAAGCAATAACTCAACACCTCTATTAATTTGAGGTTCTGAATTATTTAGTTTGCTTCTTTCGTCGCCCTGGTCGTTTATCATGATTATATCTCCAGGCATCCTCAAGAATACCGTAAAGGTAATTTCTTATTTTTCTTGCTTGTGGTTTTGGAATATGCCCATATCCTTCACGAAGTTGTTTATGAATTTCGTCAGAACCACCTTCAAGATAATCATCAAGATCCATTACAAGATTGTTAAGTTCATTGGCAGTTGAACTTTCGATAAATTTTTCAACATCAACTTTTTTTGTTCCACGAACTTTTAGATAATCATAAAATTTTAAAACAAATTGACCATTGAAAGCATAATCAATTGCTTTTTCTACATCGAAATAAACTTCGTGAAGAGTATTTTCCATTAAACTAGATTTTGCTCCTTTAGATATTGAACAGTATCTGTACAACCACCAATATGTTTATCATCTACAATCACTTGAGGAAATGTAGATCCTTGACCAAATTCAGAGTAAAACTCATCGCGAGTAAAATCATTATTCAATTTGTAAACCACGTGTTGTAGTCCTGCTAACTCTAGCACCTGTTGAACTTTTGTGCAATATGGGCAACCATCTTTTGAATAAACTGTAAACTTCATAGTTATCAATAAACTGAAAAATTATTTAGCATTAACTGGAATTCCCTGTCCTTCGGGAAGTTTGATTTGTGGGAGTTTGTTTCCTCTTCCTCTTAGATTGTATGGGTCAATACCTTCTGGAATTGGGTCTTCCCATTTTCCCCCTAGGTCAACAATTTCATTTGTGGGAAGTGCTTTTGGAATTTCAATGTCCACAACTGGACCCATCATAAATTTATTTCTTGTAATGGTGCGATTCTGTGGATCAAAAGAAACCATCATAAGAGCATCTGTTTCCTCAGCACAATCCACAATCTTTCTTCCAGTTTTTTTATCAATCACTGAAAAGTAATCTTCACTATTGTACTTTTTCATTATCTGAGGTCTTTTGATTATTATAGGTCTTTACTGGTGGTCTGTAAAGTCCAGGCCAAGTATCTCTAATGATTTCTGCAAGTTTATGAGATGTCGTAGAAGTAATCATTTCAAAATCTTTGAGGAGTATAATCCATATCTTCAAGAAGTGTATCTAGCAATGCTCCATATTCTTTAAACCTTTTGTCTCCTGCAATAAAACATCTTTGGCGCATCCAAAGAGCATCAGCAAGAAGTTTGATCTGCTCTTCTGAAAGAGATAAGTTTTTCATTATTATGAAGTAACTGTTGTATGTATAAATTTACTAATATACAATATTTTTTCTTGGACGATATGAATATAAATTAGTGGGTTTTGGTGGTTTCATCCATTCTTCTATTATATCAAATTTATCTTCACAATAAAAGTCTTGTTGAACATACCACAATTTCCAGTGTTCGTGTCCTTTAGATTGGTTGCAGGATTTGCAACAACATACCACATTTCCTGTAATATCTAAACCACCTTTTGATTGTGGAATAACATGGTCTAAAGTTAAATCTTCTTCTGAACCACAATAAGCACATTTATGATCCCAACTTTCTTTTATTTGTTTTCTCCATAATCGTTTTGCTTCCGATTGACTTGTTGCTTGTAGATTGAACAAGTATTCTTGAGGCGACTGGAGAGGGCCCATAAGTGCTTGCGACTTATGATTATTTATTTCATAGGTCTTGTGCGATAGACATAATGAACATAAAAATTCCAAAGAGTTGGAAAAAGAGGAGGATGAGGAACATAAAAAAAGGAGTTCAGAGAACTCCTTATATTTATTTTTAGAGTGCGTTGCCCCTAGGTAGAACTTCCTCTGGAAATATAAAATTTTCGTGTGGCTGGTCTACTGGTGCCATCCAAGCACGAAGTCCTTCATTTAGTAGAATATTCTTCGTATAGAAAGTTTCAAATTCAGGATCCTCCGCTGCACGAATTTCCTGAGAAACAAAATCGTAAGCACGAAGGTTAAGGGCAAGACCAATAATACCGATACTGGAGGTCCAGAGACCCATAACAGGCACAAACAACATAAAGAAATGAAGCCAACGCTTATTACTGAAAGCAATACCAAAAATCTGAGACCAGAATCTATTAGCAGTAACCATCGAGTAGGTTTCTTCTTCTTGAGTTGGTTCAAATCCTTTGAATGTATTTGCTTGCTCGCCATCTTCATACAGCGTATTTTCTACAGTTGCTCCGTGAATAGCACAGAGAAGTGCTCCACCTAGTATACCAGCAACTCCCATCATATGGAAAGGGTTAAGAGTCCAGTTATGAAAACCTTGTAAGAATAGTAGGAACCTGAAGATTGCTGCTACACCGAAGGATGGAGCAAAGAACCAACTGGATTGTCCCAGTGGATACATCAAGAATACGGAAACGAATACTGCAATCGGACCAGAGAATGCAATCGCATTATAAGGGCGGATACCTACCAGTCGTGCAATCTCGAACTGACGCAGCATGAATCCAATCAGACTAAAGGCCCCGTGGAGTGCCACAAAAGTCCAGAGTCCCCCAAGTTGGCACCACCTGACGAAATCCCCTTGAGACTCAGGACCCCAAAGTAGAAGAAGAGAATGACCCATAGCATCTGCGGGGGTTGATACTGCGGATGTTAAAAAATTACATCCTTCCAAATAACTGGAAGCAATACCGTGCGTATACCACGAAGATACAAATGTCGTTCCAGTAAGCCACCCACCAAGTGCGAGGTATGCTGTTGGAAATAAAAGTAGGCCAGACCAACCTACGAACACAAATCTGTCCCTTTTCAACCAATCATCAAGGACATCAAACCATCCACGCTGTGATTGGGAGGGTGTCTGTAAAACAGAAGAAGTCATAGCCCCCTTTACATTACTTTACATATTTATGTTAACATATGTTAACAAAGAGGTCAATGAGTATTAATTCTCATCCCCAGTAAATCTGCCCAAGAGTGAATAAAACAAACACAAGAACTGTGAATACCATCATACCTACACCTGCCCAAATGACCCAGGGTTCCATAGGATGATGTTGATTATTATGAGACATAAAAAAAGAGGGTTGTTACACCCTCTTATTATATCAGTTATTCAGTTTTTATCAACCAATGGAAGGTGCGGTGAGAGCAACAGGAGTTGCTTCAGCAGCAGCGAGGTCCAGAGGGAAGTTGTGTGCGTTACGCTCGTGCATTACCTCCATGCCCAGACCTGCACGGTTAAGAACGTCTGCCCAGGTGTTCAGCACACGACCCTGACCATCAATGATGGACTGGTTGAAGTTAAAACCGTTCAGGTTGAATGCCATGGTGCTAACACCAAGAGCAGTGAACCAGATGCCTACAACGGGCCAAGCAGCAAGGAAGAAGTGTAGTGAACGTGAGTTATTGAAGGAAGCATATTGGAAAATAAGGCGTCCGAAATAACCGTGTGCAGCAACGATGTTATAAGTCTCTTCTTCTTGACCGAACTTGTAACCATAGTTCTGTGACTCGTTCTCAGTGGTTTCGCGAACCAGCGAGGAAGTAACCAGAGAACCGTGCATAGCACTGAACAGTGAACCACCGAAGACACCAGCAACTCCAAGCATATGGAAGGGGTGCATCAGGATGTTGTGCTCTGCCTGGAACACAAGCATGTAGTTGAAAGTACCAGAGATACCAAGAGGCATCGCATCAGAGAAAGAACCTTGACCGAAAGGATAGACCAGGAATACAGCAGATGCAGCAGCAACAGGTGCGCTGTAAGCAACACAGATCCAAGGACGCATACCTAGGCGGTATGAAAGTTCCCACTCACGACCCATATAGGCATAGATACCGATCAGGAAGTGGAATACAACGAGTTGGAAAGGACCACCGTTGTAGAGCCACTCATCCAGAGAAGCAGCTTCCCAGATGGGGTAGAAGTGCAGTCCAATTGCGTTGGACGAAGGGATAACAGCACCAGAGATGATGTTGTTTCCATACATTAGAGAACCAGCAACAGGTTCGCGGATTCCATCA